CCTGCTGCTCGTGGTGATCTGGATCTTCCACTACCAGATGCGTAATATGGAAAAGCGGGTGTCGTATTAAATACATCTGATCCGTCTATCGTGACATTAGTAATAGTATTATCTATTGAATTATTTGTAATATTGATAAATATTGCTGCTGGCGTTGATGACGGCGTCCTTGATGGTGATCTTGTTGCAGTTGGGGTCATCGATGGCGTCTTTGTTATTGATGAACTCGGTGTTCTTGATAACGTTCTTGATGGTGTTTTCGATATACTCATTGTTGGAGTTGCCGATACGGTTGGGGTTATGCTTGACGTTACTGTTGGCGTTACTGTTGGCGTTAATCCTGGTGTTGCTGTTTGGGTTGGCGATGGCGTTGGCGTTACTCCGGCGCCGCAAGTTAATATTGTTGTTGATAAACAACCTTTTAGATATCTATTATTACAAGTAATAAGAGCATAACCACCGCCAGAAGTAACAGTTGCTCCACTAATGATGACATCAATATCACCGCTTTGATTATTCTCTAACCATGAGCATTCGTTTTGACTATTTAGCATAACTTGTGTAACATCGGTTATTCCATTAATCGTATATGATCCGTATTTTATCTGACTGCTAGACTCTTCAGGCGGTCCAAATCCCAGAATTTCTGCTGTCACATAGTCAACCTCAGTCCATGTGCTTCCACTATCAGTTGAAACATAGAAATATGTTGTTGCTTGAACCGGATCTATTCCATTACTCCAATTATTATCAACAACAGCCGTTAACTTATATTCAAACATTATTGAGAATTCTCTAACCCCGATTCCTGCTCCACTAATTCCCATAATTGCAATATCATTATTTAATGAATCAAAACTAATCATGCTTGGACTCTCTGGTGATGCTGATACTGAAATACTTGGTGTTGTTGTCGGTGTAACGGACGCTGACACTGATATTGTTGGCGTTGGGGTTGGCGTTACCGGGGAATAGTCACAACTAAGTCCATTTCCATTATTCCATAACGCCATAACTTCACAATATTCCAATTCTCTATCCCATACACTTAGAGCATCGATCCATCCATAAAATGGCCAATCATAAAATCCAGTCCATGTGGAATCTATATTACCAACAGTTATTGTTGACGCCCCAATATTAGAAATCGGATAATCTAGTTGACTCGATCCATATGATATTCCATCAAGATATAATGTTGCATATTGTGTATCATTATTATAGTATACGACATAATGATGCCATAAACCATCATCCACAGTAACATTAATATTGACCGATGCCGAAGCTTCTCCTATTGAGGTTCCGAATGATATTTTTCCATCAGGAAGTATATCAATTCCCCATCCGCCATAACCTATATCGTGTTTGAATATGATAACTCTATGATCTACTGTTACTCCAGATGTTTTGAACCATGCCGAAACAGAGAATGCTGTATAATCTAGTCCAGTATCACCTGTTAATCTACTATATGGTTCAAATACACCAACAGAGTATGATCCAACTTTACCTGCCTCTTGATAACTTATCGTTCCTTGAGAATCCAAATCGTGATTACCAGTATAATCATAAATAGTCGTGCCGCTATCCTCAAATCCCCAACAAGCCTGCAAGTTGGTTTCATATGGGTTTACAATAGGACAACCTGTTGGTGTTGGCGTCATAGATGGCGTTGATAGTATTGATCGACTTGGTGTTATTGATGGCGTTATTGATCTTGTTGGCGTCGTTGATGGCGTTATTGATGGCGTTATTGATCTTGTTGGTGTTGGCGTTGGTGCCGTGCCCCCACCGCAAACAGCGGTGTATCCAGAAACAACAGTAAAATCTCTATAATATGCTGTATTGATGGGATCCGATTCTCCAATACCATCTCCGATAAAATATTGACGTAAATTAAATATTAAAGGATCGATTTCTTTATCTATATATGAAACAATAATTTTATTATTCTCACCTGAATTACCATTAAATATAATGTTAGGAGATCCGTCTATACTATCCGAAAGATTTATTTGAGAATATAATGTCGCATAATTGTCATTGCTACAAATGTTCAAAGTAACCCCTGTTATTTCTATTAAAAATCCAAATTCGTTAATTAAATAATCACCATCATAATCATCTATGTAATTTTTGACGAATAAATCTTCAGGATACTTATAATCAAAATGATATGGTATCGTGTTTAAATCAAGATCCATATTCGTATATACTAATATTTTACTTGTCGGTAAAACATTAAACGTTTCATTAATAACGCTGATTTTTGTTGTTGTTAAACAATCTATGTCAGTGACAGTGACTAATCTGTAATTGTATGCAAATGAATATCCTGATGTTGGGGCATCAATAAAATTTTGAGCCGTCATATTACTGTACGATTTTAACTCTACGGCTAATATAGTTGAGCCGCTTACAATATCCTCGGCAGGAACTTCAATGATGGTGTTATTTGTTATTGCTGCTTGTAATTCAGTGTTTGTTGTTGGTTGTGTCGAACCGCTGTAAATCATTGTTCCCCATTCTAATCCATAATTATAACTCGGTTTATATGCCGTTATGGGGTAGCTGGTAATACCCGTGGTTCCTGGATATTCGTTAGGTTCAATAATTGTTAGTTGTAATCCGTCAAATGTGATTTTTTGTTCACAATTCGCGGCGTCCGTAAATATCATATCGAAACGCTCGGTTTCTAAAACATTTGGTATCGTGTGATTGCATGCGGCAACATTTGTGCTATTTTCTGTACATCCTGTGCGAACATAAAACGAACCTTGTCCAACAACTCCACTTTCATCGCCAACGCCTTGAATATTAAAATTAATATCAGCGATTAATTGGCAAGTCGTAACCGCAGAATATACAGTATATCCAGATGCCGTAACAGCAACCTCCATTTCACAATTTCCTGGCTCATTGCCGGTTGACCCGCTTAACATCATTGATGGTACAAAATAATATGCAAATGTTTCATATCCGGTACAACCATAGTATTCGTGCGGTATTATTGTAAATTTAACTTGTTCTACATTACTCGTATTAAGAAAAAATTCTATATTTATTGTTTGCCCTGTAGATCCTGTAAAAATTAAATTTAAATCGTGAGTAAACCCAGATAATCCACTCTTCCATTCAGTTTTAATGTTGTCTATCACGCCAGGATCTGTTGTTGTTAATAATTGCGTATAATCGCAAATTAAGGGAATACTACCTGTTATACCTGTTAATATTGTACATGCTGCCGTTGAAGTAAATGCAGAAAACGGCGCTAAATTTTCTGTTGAACCACTATATATTATACCATTAACTTCTAATATCATATCAAAGGTGAGACCGCCAAAAAGTTGAAGTCCACGAAAATTCGAGGAATTATCAACGCCATCTATAGTTCCACCGCCAAGTATTGTTTCAAGGTCTTCAGAAATTACACTCGTAAAATCAGGATAAAGATCGTGTGTATATGTTGATGGTACGCATGGTTGTCGATGTTTAAATTTTGATCTGTTAAATATTCCATTTTCAATGACATTACCTCCCATCCATAATGTCGTCGCAGGTATAAATTGTTCAACAATGTCAACCCAATACGGGCTTAACCTGTTTACAAAATCATTTACTGAAATATAATTATACGGAGTGAATCCGCTACTTTGTTGATATCTATTGTATACTTGGGATAAATCAATATAACTAGGTTTATATTTAATAACATGGGAATCATGAATGACTGTATTTTTTATGTCGTCAATAAATTCTGCAAATGTCATTCCTGACGTAATTTGCGGTGTTACTGTACCGAAACTTAACATTAAGTCCCTTGATTTTCGATATATATCGTAGTCAATTGCCCTATCGGACGACAAAAATATGTTAATGTTTTTTCTATTTAGCGTTAACCTCGATATGTTCTCATCCTCTATGACCTCAATTTTTGTATTATCAACTTCTGATGACAAATTATATCCGTAATCTAGTCCGGGAAGCTTTCTAAACACATCAAAATATTCTTCTCCATACGTAAATGGCTTAGGCTTAGTTTTAATTACTTTTATTCTACTAACTAAATCCGAATTTGCTGTATCTATGATATCAGGAGATCTGTGATCTGGGGTTCTTTTATACCACCCGGCGCCTTTTTGAAAAAACATGGATCCGTCGTTGTATTTAATACTTCTAGGTAATCCCGTATCTTCATCAACAGGGTATTCTTGTCTTGTTAGCGATGTCGATCCTGTTAACTGTGTCAGAGTATATCCCGACATGGAATTATCGTATGTTGATGTCTGCCATGCGTTACTTTCTCCTGTTCTTTCATATAATATACCTGATAATGGTTCTGTGATTGTTCCGCCCGTCACATATAAAAAAGTAAATCCCTCTTCTCGTGAGTTATAGTTTATGTGATCGTCTGTAAGTGATATCGCGTTATAAGAATATTCTGCAATATTAGTTATCTTAATCCCTTGAATCGCATCCATAATGTCATCTTCGATCGTTGTTGATGGAAGTAAAGTTTCAACTTTATACACATATTCGTCAAGCCTGATCATTGGCTCTGGCGCACCGATAAACTTTAAAAAGAATTCTATTGCCGTTCTTGTCCCTTTTGATTTATATAACCATGCAAGATTTGTTAATATTCTTCTATAAAATTCATATTCGGCCTCGATTAAATTAAGTCCTTCAGATATTCCGGCATACTGTGTGTCGTGTCTCGTATACAAAGAATCTTGTAATGATCTTTCATCAAATAAATTAACTGTTGAAAGACCTAATGTTTCTGATAAGTTTTTTAATAACATATCGGGAACATTATTAATTCCATCGTAGCTTACATTTCTCATATAAGCTATATTATCAATAAATTTCTTTACCTTATCAAAACTTTGACCATAAATTTGAAATATTGATTCTATCTTTTTTTCTTCAGTATCAAATTCATAAAGTTGTGGAGATGTTAAAAATCTAATAATTAAATTGGATTTATAGTTATCGACTTCTTCCGCTATCGTGCTTAATTCCTGGGCATACTGTTCATAATATATCCCGACTATTTGAATATTCCATCCATCTTTTGAAAGTGGCCAATTAATATATTCAGTAATCATTTCCGTTTTTGCCCTGTTATTGTCATCTCTCGGTATATTAAATCCGGCGTTAAATTTGGGACTACTATCTCTATTTAATAATGCTCTTTCCAAATCATCCAGATCGTCATAAAAATTTTCAACAACGCCATTATTTGGCCTAATTAAATAATCATCATAATACCCAACATATCCGTCAAAACAATGTCCTTCTACCTTTAATGTGATTTTATTTTCTGAATTTGTAGTAGTGTACGAAACAATATTGTATGTAATTCCGCTCAAATCAACAGCATATTTTGTGTATGACGAATAAAAATTTCTAAGAGTATTGTCGGTTTCGGGCATTATAGTACTTTGGGGTTGTTTTAAAATAATACCAAATGGATTATATAAAAAAGAATATTGAACCAGAAATTCTGTAGTATTTGTCACCGGATCGTATGTGATTCTTTCTGCTGTGAGGCTAGACGTTCCAATTGGTGATGATGAATCGACTAAAATAGATGCTGGATATTTTGATATAATATTTGTGAGAGTAACGCCAATTCTTTGTTTTAATGATCCATAAAGTGATTTGTCCGCGTTTTCTTTATCACTATTAAATTTAATATCTTCTTTGTTATTAGTTGATGTGCTTCCATCGGTTGTTTTTGCCGTTTCTACATTAAGATCGTCTAAGGTTAAAAAATTAGAAAATGGTTGCGTTATAAAGTTTTTACTATCTTTTTCTGGTATTGTTTTTTCAATAGTAAAATTGGTGCTAGTCATTAAGCTCGATCCGTCGGTAATTTGAAAACCGACAAGATCATCACTAAATGAATCATTTCCACTTGCTGCCTGACTAGGTACTTTATAGCGTGTTGCCATTATTCTGTAATAGTGTCAAAATTTAATGATTCGTCAATATCCGTTCTTTTCTCTCTAATTTCATATAAAGTTTCATTAAATTCATCTTTAACTTCATATAAATTAAATTGCTTGTAGATATTATTATCTTTATCATAGATAGTGTAAATACCACTTTCCATAGCCTTACTTTGATTTCCGTATAGAGCATATGCTAATGTGGATGCATCATGTTCAACCATTTCGATTTCAATCGTTTGTGGATTAAAATATGTGTTGGTTAAAATGATTGTTTGTTCTGGTTGACCAATATATGGAATAGTGTTTGGTCTTGTTGATGGAGCAGAGCTTGGCGTTATTGTTAAAAACATTAAATTGGTTGCACTATCCGAATATCTATATCTTATTGCTTTTTGATTAGTATTTGTTAAATTTGTTGTAATTGGTTCGCAATAAAAATTAGATGTTATAACTCTATAGAAATTAGGTATTTTTTTACTATCAGTTGGATTTATGTATTCAATACGATATCCAACTAAACTTTGTGGACTGAATTTATTTCTATCCGTTGATAAAACATTTGATAAATCTATTATCAATCCTCTAACTGATGGTAAAGATGCTAAAACTCCGCAATCGGTTATTTTAGTTCTAATTTGCTTTGGTCTCAAATGTAAAGTGTATATTCCTAATTCAGAAAAATCACTGGATTCTAATTTTAAATTATATAATCCGCCTAGAATTTCAACATCGGCCACAGGTTGATATGTGGGATTTGTTGTTCCTACTGTGTTACTATTATGAAAAACAGGAGTTAATATTGATGTTGCATCTAAAGTTTTTAATGTTACTTCTGAATTTGCGTTTCTATCTACCACATAATGGTATAATATTTCAACATCTTCAGGGCTTACATCTGCCCCTCTAATAGTACCAAAAGATCCTACGCTCATTTTTTATCTCTTTTATTTATATAAATACTAAATTATTGTTTTTTCA